TAAAAAAAGTGGATGAAGATTTTTATTTTAGTCATTTTGTCGGAGAATATATCAAAAATCATAGCGGATTTCATGAGTTATCAATTTACTTGGATGGGATAATGGGAGATAATCATAAAATAATTAAATATAATATGCCAAATTCACCTACTTCTTACCCACTTTCTACCCAAGTTAAAGAGGATACAAATAAATATGTTTGTGATTGTTCAAAAAATTGTTCTCAAATGACAGATTGTGATGAAGCATATTTCCAACTTAATGATTGTGGTTGTGTCAAAAGAGATAATGATGGAGATGGAATTCCTTGTGAAAGTATGTGTTTATAAAAGAAGTTTTAGCATTACAGAAAATATGTGGAAAAAAGTTTCTGATGAAGCATTAAAATCGAGAAGATTACCATGCTTGTCCATTTCCCTAATTAAGTATGGAATTGATTTAGTAGTTTTAGACAAAAATGATTTTATAAGTTTTTTTAAAGCGGAGGGAAAATGAAAACTAAATTTGATTCTAAAACAATGATAGATAAAGCAAAATGTAAATTCTGTCGCTGTAAAAAGATTTATAAAAATGGCGAATGTGTAAGTTGTGGGAGAAAAAATGAGTAAAGTTCCAAGTTATCCAAAAATATTAGCCGTAGGTGCTGAACCAATAGAACAATTATTTGATGACGAAGTAGAGGTAACAGAGAAAGTAGATGGTTCTATGTTTGGTTTTGGTGTCATTGAAACAGAAGGACATAAGGAGTTAGTGATAAGAAGTAAAGGAACTCAAATATATGTTGATAATATAGCTAAAATGTTTAAGGTGGCGGTTAATTATATTCTTACAATAGAAAAGAAAATTTTAGAGTTCCCTCCAGAAACATATTTTTATACAGAATACCTTGCTAAGCCAAAACATAATGTTCTAGCCTATGAGAGAGTACCTAAGAACAATTTAATCCTTTTTGGTGCTCATATAGGTAATAAGTGGATTAAAGAATGGGAAAAGTTAAAAGAAATGGCAGATAAGCTAGGAATAGAGGCTGTTCCTTTGTTAGTTAAAAAGAAAATCAAAACAATAGAAGATTTAAAAGAGATTTTGGAAATGAAAAGCGTGTTAGGAAATGAAACAGTTGAAGGAATAGTTATTAAGAATTATAAAAAATTATGGATGCTTGGTAATAAAACTTATCCTCAATTTGGAAAATTTGTTAGAGCAGCGTTTAAAGAAAGACATTTAAACGAATGGCGCACTGGTCATAAACCAAAAGATATTTTAGGAGAATATATTGAAGGATTTAGAACAAAAGCAAGATGGCAAAAAGCAATACAACATTTAAAGGAAAAAGATGAATTAGAATTTCAGCCAAGGGATATTGGTAAATTAATGAAAGAAATACATTTAGATATAATTACTGAAGAAGAAGAAAATATTAAAAAAGAGCTTTATGAAATATTTATCAAGCAAATTAAAAGAAAATCTACTGCTGGTTTCCCTGAATTTTATAAAACTTGGTTAGCAGAGAGAGTTTTAAAAAAGGAGAAAATTAAATGAAAAATATACAAAAATTTAGAGCTTGGGATAAAGAAGAAAAAAAGATGTTATATTGGGAAGAATTGGTAGATGATTATAGGGGTGAGTATGCCTCTCTTTGGGGACAAGATCATTTAATCATCATGCAGTATCTTGGCAAGAAAGATAAAAATGGAAAAGAAATCTATGAAAAAGATTTTATTAAATATAAATGTATGTCTGCACCTATTGGTAGATTTCCTAAAAAAACAGGTGAAAATGTAATGCTTATACACGATCTAGAAGAAGCATTTGACCAAGATGGTAATGGTAGATTTATTAATGAAGATTGTGAGATTGTTGGTAGTTTTTTTAAGAATAAAGAGTTTTTGGAGAAAATTAAATGAAAAATAGACTTAAATATCTCGATATATCAACACAAATAGTTGCTGATATTCTTAAATTGGCTTCTAAAAATGCTTTGCCCAAAGATGCTCAAGTCATGAGGGTTACATATGAAATTCTTACTAATTCTTGGAGGCTTATAATTCACAGTAAAGAATTTGATGTAGTACCAGAAGCAACAGAGATTCCCAAACATGGACAACCAGTAATTTCGTCTAATATGTTAAAATAGAGGTTGAGGATTCTTCCTCAATCATGTTAGAATTAATATTGGCAGCAGGAATTTTTATCTTGCTTTGTGCTATTTACATTTTTCTAGATAAAGGAGAAAAGAGCATAGAAGAACGCCATAAAAGATTCTTTAATAAAAACGGAAAGCCGTTAAAGTAGAAGTAAAAGGAGTATTATGAGACTTTATCAATACGAAGATATTCAAAAGCTAAATCAAGCTTTGGGAAGTTTCAAGATAAATGGAATTCCTGTAAAAAAGGTTAAGTTATTGACTGTGGGTCCAAAAACCCATTATTTTGTTCTTACAGATGCAGATATTAAACCAAAAAAATTAAAAAAGGTTCAATCTACTGGTAAGGATGAAAAGTCTAAAAAGGTTACAAAAAAACCAACAAGTAAATAACTTAATAAGTTTATTAAAAAGTTCGTATAAGCTAAATAAAGGTTGTAGAACGAATATTTTTTGGTATTATAGAGATAGACTTGAAAGATATTACGAGAATAAGAAAAAGACAATAATAGGATTAAAAAGCAGAACAATTAATAAAGTAGGATTTAATTTTTAAGAAATATGTTAATAGCTAAAGCCTTTTACCATAGAAGTTCTTACATCAGAGATGGTGTCGGTAGCTTAATGGTTAAAGTGCCAAGCTGTGAACTTGGAGAAGGCGGTTCAATTCCGCTTCGACACCCAAAGTAAAATATAAAAGTTTCTACTGCTTTTAAAGGTTTGATTTTTATCATATAATCAAACCATGCCATATAGTAATAGAGAAAAACAAAAGAAATATCAGCAAGAATATTATGAAGATAGAAAGGCTTTATGGAGAGAAAGGAATCTAAAGAGAAGAAAGGAAAGAAAGGTTTGGTTTTTGGAAGTAACGAAAGGTATAAAATGTCTTTTGTGTGGTGAAAAGGAAAGATGTTGTCTTGTTTTTCACCATAAAGATACTAAAAGTAAAGATGGAAATGTATCTAAGTTATTAACAGATTTGAGAAGTAAAGAGAAAATATTAAAGGAAATAAGCAAGTGTGTAGTTTTATGTGCAAATTGTCATAGAAAATTACATTGGAAACAAAAGAATAAGATTCCCTGACTAAAATAATTAGTTTGCATAAGTGGGAGCCATAAGGTGCGGTTCGAACCAATAATTCTGAAAATGACGCACATGCGGAACACGTGGCGTAAAAACAATGTCGTTCTACTAGTTATTTAGGTAAAGGAAAAGTTATGAGTAAAGCATGGAAAGATTTAGAAAAAACTACTGCTAAAATCCTCGGAGGAAAACGAGTTATCCGTACTTCTTATGGCGAGAAAAATGTAGATGTAGATATTAAAGACTTTCCTTCTTTTAAAGTTGATGCTAAGCGTTATAAAAAATTCCGTGTATTTTCCTTCTACGAAGAAGTAAAAGAAAAATATTGTAAAACCTCAAAAGATAAACCAATTCTTATTTTAAGACAACATAATAAAAAAACTAAACTAGCTGTAATTGACTTATTACTATTAGGTGAATTTTTAGATTTTATTAGACAAAAGGAGGGGCAAAATGGTTTTAATTAAGAAAAAATTTGGTCTTAGTCAATTCAAACAAGATAAATATATACCAATTTCAAAATATAAACTTCAAATAGCAGTTGGATTTGATGCTGCTCATAGATTATCTGATTATCATGGTGAATGTAAGAGAATTCATGGACACTTCTATAAGATTATAGTAACTATTGCTTCAACAAAATTAAATGAATGGGGAGCAGTAATAGATTTTAAAGATTTTAAAAGATTAATTAAAAGACATATTACAGAAAAATATGACCATAAATTAATTTTAAAAAATAGAGATAAATTAAACAATAGATTAGATAAAGTACTCCCTAAATCTTGGATTGTATGGATGAATGATAATCCTACTGCTGAAAATTTAGCAAAAGACATTTATAAAAACCTTTTACCAATGTTTAAAATAAGAAAGGGAAAGATTAAACTTGTTAGTGTTGCTGTTTTCGAAACATCAACAAGTTCAGCTATTTATAATGAAATTAAAAGTTAATAATATCTTCTATTCAATACAAGGAGAAGGACAAAAAACAGGTTATCCGTGTGTTTTTCTAAGACTTTTTGGTTGTAACATGAGATGTAAATGGTGCGATACTCTTTATGCTGTAGAAGGTAAAGATTTTAAGAAAATGAAGATTGATGATGTTATTAAAGAAATTACAAAGTATGGAGTTAAATATGTTTGTGTTACAGGGGGAGAACCACTTTTACAAAGAATGGAGCTTGAAAGATTAATTGCAGAAATGCCTTATTTTAAGTTTGAGATTAATACAAATGGTAGTTTACCAATTTGGATTGCTAGTGACAGAGTTCGTTATGTTGTTGATTATAAATTACCTTCATCGGGAATGTGGGGAAGATTTCTATGGGGAAATATGGAGTATTTAAGTAGAAATGACGATATTGTAATGGTAATTAAAAATAAAACAGATTATGAAAGAGCAAAAGAAGCATCTAAGGCAATAAAAAAATTAACTGATGCAAATATAATTTTCTCTCCTTGTTGGGGGGATATGAGTAAACAAGAATTAGTAAAATGGCTTTTAAGAGATAACTTAGGTGTAAGACTAGGTTTACAAATTCATAAAGTTATTTGGAATCCTAAAAGGAGAGGAGTATGAAAAAAATAGCAATAATTGGTCATAATGGAATGGTAGGCAAACAACTTTATAAATGGTTTGCTGTTAATAGAATAAGTCCTAAATATGAAGTAATGGGACTATCTAAGGATAGCCAAACTCATAATTGGAAAAAAATTAATCAAAAAGCTGACTATATTTTTATTGCTGTTCCTACTCCTTTTGATTGGGAAACAAATAAATATGATTTATCTATTTTAGAAGAAGTAGTAGAAAATATAAAAGGGAACGAATATGCTTCGCATCCAATAGTAATTATTAAATCTACAGTTTTACCAGGAACAACAGAAAAATTACAAGAAAAAAGAAAAGATTTGAAATTTATATTTAATCCTGAATTTTTAAGTGCTAAAACAGCTTATGAAGACTTTACTAATCCAGATAGGCAATTAATTGGTTATACACATGAAAGTTATTCTTATGCTCAAGAAGTATTAAATTTATTACCTGTAAGTCCTTATGATGTAATGATGAAAGCAACTGAAGCGGAAATTTGTAAATATATTAATAATTTTCATGGTGCTTTAATGGTTATGTTTGCTAATTTCTTTTATGATGTTACTTCAAAGTTTGGAAGAGAATTAGATTTTGAAATAATTAAAAAAGCAGCTCAAGCCTCAAAGTGGGTTGGTTCTCCAATGGGTAGAATGTATTGGGAAGTATTTCATAAAGGTAAAAGAGGTTATGGCGGTGGTTGTTTTCCTAAAGATATTAATAGTTTAATAGAATGGTGCAAGGAAAACAAAGTAGATACTGAAATAATTGAAGCTACAAGAAAAGCAAATAGAAGAATATTAAAAAAACAAGGATTAACTGAAAAAGAAGTAGAAAAACATAATGGATAAATTAGAAAAATTATTTAAAAATGTTTTAATAGAATTAGGTGAAAATCCTAATAGACCTGGATTAAAAGAAACCCCAAAAAGAATAGCTAAAGCATTAAAATTTACTTGTGGTGGATATAATAAAAACCCTAAAGGTGTAATAAAAACATTTCCTGCTAAAAAGATAGACCAACTTATTATAGTAAAAGCTATTGATTTTTATTCCAAATGTGAACATCATATGGAAACCTTTTATGGACAGGTTCATATTGGTTATTTACCTAAAGATAAAGTTATGGGTGTTTCTAAGTTTGCAAGATTGGTAGAAATTTATTCTAGAAGGTTACAAATTCAAGAAAGAATGACCCAGCAAATAGCAGATGCTATTATGAAATATTTAAAACCTGCAGGTGTTGGTGTTGTTGTTAAAGGAATTCATCTTTGCATGAGGGGTCGTGGAGTTGAAAAGCAGAATAGTGAAATGATTACAAGTGTTATGTTGGGAAAATTTAGAAAACAGGCAAGAACAAAAGAAGAATTTTTAAAATTTATTACATGACAAAAAAAATTGTTTATCGAGTTGAAGAAGGTATGGATAGAAAAAACCTTCTTTGTACTACTTATCAAATGAGAAATTTTTATGCTCAGCTTCGTGATGGATTTTTTACTGGACTTGATATTATGAATTATATCCAACATTTAGCTGTTACTCGAATGATGAAAAAGGGATTTAGGGTTTTGGATATGTGTTGTGGTAGAAATCTTTTATTACCTCTTATGCGTTATAATGCAAAAAAAATTGATGAATATGTAGGTATTGATATTGAACCTAAAAATATCAAGGGAGATAAAATAAATATTTGTAATAATAAAGCAATAGATCCTAATAAGCATTATCCTTTTAAGGTTAAATTTGTAATTGGAAATGTTTCGAGTATGCCTTTTAAAGATAATTCTTTTGATTTAATTGTTTATACTTCATCAATTGAACATATGCAAAAAAAGGATGGAGAAAAATCGCTTTATGAAGCTTATAGAATATTAAAATCAAAAGGAATTTTATTTTTATCTTGTCCTAATACGCCTCCAGATAAAGATGGGTATGATACTCAATATCGTGCTCATATTTATGAATGGAAAACTAAAGAGCTTGAAGAAGTATTTTCAAAACTTAATTTTAGTATTCTTAAAAAAACTGGTCTTATTGCTAGTAAAAAAGATATACGGGAAAAGATAAAAGATTATCCAAAATTATTAAGAATACTCAACTATGCTCCTGCTGAATTTAGTTTGCCAATTCTAGCGATTCCTTTTCCTGAAATTGCTAAAGAAATTCTTTACATACTTAGAAAATGAAATTGTATTTTGCTGGTGCTGATTGTTATTTTAAAAGTCTTTATAAACAAGGAGTAAAAAATATCTTAATTTCATATCCTTTTTATAAAAAAATAAAGAAACAGGAATTTAAGAAAGTATTTAATAAATATAATCTTTTTCTAGATAGCGGGGCTTTTTCTGTTTTTACGGGAAATGTTAAAATTGATTTGGATGAAATGATTAAGGATTATAAAACTTATAAATTCATTAAATTAAAATGTGGACTTGATGTAATAGGTGATGCTGAATCAACTAAGAATAATTGTTTAAAAATGAAAAAGGCTGGTTTAGACATAATTCCAACTTTTCATTATGGTGGAAAGGAAAAATATTTAGAATATTATTGTCAAAATTTTAAAATCATTGCCTTGGGTGGAGTGGCTCAATTAAGAACAAGAAAAGATTATCTTGATAAATGGCTTAATAATTGTTTTAGTATAATTAAAAAATATAAAAATCGTGTTAAGGTTCATGGGTTTGCTATTACAAGTTCAAGTTTACTCATGAAGTATCCTTTTTATAGTGTAGATTCAACGTCTTGGCTTGCTGGGGCAAAGTATGCTACGGTTTATAGATTTAAACAAGGAAAATTATTAGCGGCTGAAGCAAGAACAAAAAAAGATTTAAAAGGAAAGGGGTTGTTAAAATTTGATAATCCTTTACAATATTTAGATATAAATAGTTTAAATAAAAAAAAATATAAAGAAAGATGTAATCAAAACATTAAAGCGTTTCTTAAATTAGAAGATTTTGTTACTAGATTGTGGGAAAAAAGAGGAATTAAATATGACTGAACTTAAATATAATCATCAAATAGCAATAGTTGATATTAGTAAAATAAAGCCTAATCCTTATAATCCTAATATTATGGATGAAAAGTTATTTGAGGAAACAAAAAATAATATTGAAAAAGAAGGATTGGTGGGAGCAATAATAGTTAGAAAGGAAAAAGAGGATTATATTATTATTGACGGAGAGCATAGATGGAAAGCCGCTACACAACTTGAATATAAAGAATTGCCTATCATTATTTTAGATAAAAGCCTTCCAGAAGCAATGATTTCTACTATTAACTTCAATAAATTAAGAGGAGAATTTGACACATTAAAATTAGCAGAAGTGGTACATGAACTTAATAAGACTTATACAATAGAGGAATTAGAGAAAGAATTAGGCTATACTCAAGATGAATTACAGGGATTGGGAAACCTTTTAAAATTTGATTTTGACCAATTTGAAAAGGAATCATTAAAATTAGACAAAGAAGATATTGCAGAATATAGATTTGAAGTTGTTTTGACAGATAAGCAGTATGAAATATTAAAAACTACTTTAGATACGGTAAAAAAGAAAGATAATGCAGAAAAAATTAATGATATTTGTTTAAAATATATAAAGGATAATTATGAAAAAGGTCGTACATAAAATAATAACTGTTGACATAGAAAAAATAATTCCCAATAAATATAATCCTAATGTAATGGATAAAAAGACATTTGAACAGACAAAGAAAAATATATTGAGAGAGGGATTGATTGGGGCAATTGTTTGCAGGAAAAGTCCAGATAAAGAAGGTCAATATGTTGTTATTGATGGAGAACATAGGTGGAGAGCTATTAAAAGTCTTGGTTATAAAAAAGTGCCTATTATTGTTTTAGATAAAAATGTTTCAGAAGCAATGATTTCTACAATTAATTTTAATAAACTTAGAGGAGCATTTGATAATTTAAGATTGGCAAATGTTATTTACGAATTAAATAAAACATATTCTTTAGAAGAAATAGAAGAAAAATTGGGTTATACCCAAGATGAATTAGAAGGATTAAAGAATCTTTCAGAAATTGATTTTGACCAACTTGAAGAAGAATCAATCGATACAGAAGAACATGAAATTCAAGAAAATAGATTTGAAGTTCTTTTAAATAAAGAACAATATAAAACTGTTAAAAAGGCAGTTGATATTACTGGCAAAGAAAATATGGCTGATGCATTAATTGTAATTTGTTTAGAATATTTGAAACATGGCAAAAGAACCTCTTGATACAGAAAAGATATTACCTTCTCCTCAAACTGTAACTGCTATTGCTCAAAACATAAACATAGAAGATGTTAATAAAATAGCTTTGCGTAGAGGAAAAGTAAGAGAATTGGTGAGAATGGGTTATGAACCTCATCAAATACCATTAATTCTTGATAAAGGAATTAAAGTAGGTAAAAATAAAACTGTTATTGTTCAAGTTTCTGAAACAATTGTAAAAAATGATATTGAATATATAAGACAAGAGGATCTTTCAATAGATGTTGATTTTTCAGAAAAGAGGGCAGAGATTTTAGATAAATTAAAATTCTTGTATCAAAGAGCAATATCAGAATATATGAACGCATCAGGACAAGCAAGAAATAGTTTTTTAAATACAGCATTATCAGTTTTAACTAAAATAACAGAAATAGAAGGAGTTAAAGCTCCTGAAAGTTTAGATGTTAATTTAGGAGTAGAAGCAAAAATATCAAAATTTGCTTTTGAACTTCATAAACTAAGTAAAGATGAGCAATCTAGTATTGTCACCGCAATTCGAGAAGTTCGTGAAAAACGCAAATTGGAAGGAAATGGAAACATTGGAGTTTCTAGCGGAGAATCCAGAGTATCAATACAGGCCAGTAACAATGAGGGAGTTTCTAGAAAGTCCTAATTTTGTTACTAAACAGGATTCAGCACGACCTTACAATAAAGAACTTTTAATAGAAATATTTGATAGTGGTAAAAGTAATGAATTTTTTGAAAACTTAGGAAAGTACGAGGAAATTCTCTATATAGCTGGTATTGGTTGTCATGTAAAAGGCACAAAAATACTAAAGTATTCTGGTGAGATTGAGAAGGTTGAAAATATTAAAACTGGCGATTTGTTGATGGGAGATGATAGTACTTCAAGAAAAGTTTTGTCCATTACTTCAGGACAAGAAGAGTTATACAAAATAATTCCAGTTAAAGGAAAATCTTTTATTGTTAATGCTTCTCATATTCTTTCTTTAAAAAGAACTAACAAGGGAGTTATCGCTAAAAATGGCAGAAAAGACCATTTAGCTGGTAAAATAGTTAATGTTTCAGTGAAAAATTACTTTAAGTTAAGTAAAAAAATGAAAGGGATATTAAAATTATGGAGAACGGGAGTTGATTTTGGAGAAAAGCCATTTGAAATTGACCCATATTTTCTCGGAATCTGGTTAGGCGATGGTTCAAAAAATAATATTGGCATAACAACAGCAGATAAAGAGATACAAAAATATGTTTATCAGCAAGCAGAAAAATTTGGACTTCAAATTACTATAAATCAAAATAAGAATAAAACATGTCCAACTTATAATATTACTACTGGTACTAATTTTGGTGGATATGGAAGAAATCTTTTATTAGAAAAATTCAAGAAATATAACTTGCTCAATAATAAACATATACCATTAGAGTATAAAACTAATTCAAGAAAAATAAGATTAGAATTATTAGCTGGATTGATAGATAGTGATGGTTCTCAACAATCTAACTGTTTGGAATTTTCTAATAAAAATGAAATTTTATGTGAAGACGTTGCTTATTTATGTCGTTCATTGGGTTTTGCAGCATATATAAAACGAAGAAAGACTTCTTGTAGAAATAAACAATTTATATCTTATAGAGTTTCTATTTCGGGAAATCTTAATGAAATTCCAAGTCTTTTAAAAAGAAAAAAATGTAATCAAAGATTACAAATAAAAAATGTTCTTCTTACTGGATTTAAAATAGAAAAACTAAAAGTAGATAATTTTTATGGATTCAAACTCGATAAAAATCATTTATATTTACTTGATGATTTTACTGTTACTCATAATAGTGGAAAAAGCTATGTTTCCTCAATGGCTATAACCTATATTATTTATAGACTTCTCTGTTTAAGAAATCCTCAAAAATACTTTCATTTTGCTAGGGGAACTAAAATTGCCTTTGTTAATATTTCTAAATCTTTTAGTCAGGCCAAGGATATTGTTTTTGGTGAAATTAAAAATAGAATAGACAATAATCAATGGTTTCAGAATTTTTATCCTCCCGACCCAAGAATTAAATCTAAAATAAGACTGCCTAAAAATATTTTTATTCTTCCACTAGGTTCAAATGAAGAATCTCCTTTGGGTTATAACATTTTTGGAGCAGTTATTGACGAAGCTTCATTTCATACTTCAACTAAAGACAAAGATTATGCTGAAGAAAGCTATAATCAAATTAAAAAGCGTATTCGTTCCCGATTCTTTTCTAAAGGAAAAATGTTTATCATAACCTCGCCAAGATATATTTATGATTTTGCTGAAAAGAAATGGGAAGAAGAGGCAGATAATCCTAAAGTTTTTAAAAGAAGAACTCCTTTATGGGAAGCAATACCAGAAGAAATGTTTGGTGGGGAAAAATTTGATTTGGGGAAATATGTTCCAAAATATAAAGGAAAAGGAGTAATGATACCAATAGAATATGAAGACGAGTTTATAAAAAATCCTGAAAAGACAATGAGGGATTATGGAGCGCAACCATCAATGTCAATTCAGGGATTCTTTAATGACCCCGATATTATTCCTTCACATGCTAATTACAAAAGGAAACATCCGATTAGTTTTAAAACAGGAGAATTTAGTGAGTGGTTTTATAATCTTAAAAGTAGTGAAAATTTTGATACTGATAAACGCTTTATACATATTGATTTAGGGTTAAATAAAGAAGGAAAGGGAGATTGTGCTGGGTTTGCTATGGGAAAATTCAATGGCTGGATAGAACAAAGAAGTAGTTTGGGTAAAATGGAAAAGAAACCTAAAATATTCATTGATTTTATGTTACAGATAAAAGCAAGACCAAAAGATGAAATTCAATTTGAAGAAATAAGACAAATGATTTATAAATTAAGAGATATTGGATATAATATTCATAAGATAACCTTTGATGGTTGGCAATCCGTAGATTCAGTTCAAACATTAAAATCGGCAGGATTCAATGCCGACTTCTTTTCAGTAGATAGAAATGCAGAGGCATATTATACATTGAAAGGAGCTTTGCTTGATAAGAGATTAGATTATTACTTTTATAAACCACTTGTTACAGAACTTCAGCAATTAGAAGAAATAAAGGGAATGAAAATCGACCATCCAAGAGGAGGAGCTAAAGATGTATCTGACGCGGTTGCTGGAGTATGTTATCATGCTGCGCAAGGCACACCAGGGAGAGGATTTAAAATAATTGGATAAAATTGAGGGACGGTAAGAATTGATAGTCCTTTGCCTTTTTTATCAAAAGGTGCAAGTGCAAATCTTGCCCGTCCCACTAAATTTGCTTTTTTTCAAAAAAAGTTGTATATTTTTATTATAAACCATGAAATTACCTAAATTTCTAGAAAAAACTGTCTTAGAAAGCGAAAATGTTAAAAAGAAAATAATTGAAACTAAGAGTGATGTTAAAAAAGACTTGGAAAGAGATTTAAAGACAAAATACAATAAAGAAGTGGTTTCGGCAGTTAATAAAGCATTAGAAGCGGCAAGAAAAGATTGGTCTTTAGATACTGCAAAGGCATTGGATAGTAGATTTAAAAGGTCAAGAAAATATGTTTCTACTTCTGGTTATGGTACAGGAAAATTTTTAGCAAATCTTTATCAGTCAGGCAAAAATTATAATACATTATCCACTTTATTCTCCGATTCTCCTGGCTCAATACAATCCGCTCAAAAAATTAGAGATGCTGTTTTGGGAAGTGGTTATGTAATTAAACCACCAGTTGAGGGCAAAAAGGGAAGTAAAAAAGATTTAAAGAAGTTAATCAATTTTTTTGATGCTCCTAATCCTGACGATACAATTGAAACATTGCTAGGTGTTTGTATTGAAAACTATTTAGCTTATGGTAATTTCTATCTGGAGAAAGTCCCTACAAAGAAAAGTGCGAGAAGAAAATTAAAACCAATGGAAATTGCTACTCTTTATAATCTTGATCCAGTCAAAATGAGTATTTTGGTAGATGCTGCTAAAAAGAAAAAGGGAGTTTTAGAAAAGGTAGGATATAAAAGATCAACAGAGCAAAATAAAGCAGTAATTTATAAGTTAAATGAAATTTTTCAAGTAAGAAGACCAAATAGAAGAGCAGATTTATATGGTAGGGCGGTTTTAGAAGATAATACAGCCTCTTTACAATTACTTATGAGAGCATTGACTTATAATATTAATATTCTGAGAAATGGTGGTCGTCCACCTATGCAATTAGTACTTCCTGAAGATTCTACAGAGGCAGATGCAGATTCTGTTTCAGCTTATTATGAAAAGAATTTTATGGGGCCACATAATGCTGGAAAAACACTGGTTACATTTAAAGGGGCAAAGGCAGAGGCTTTAGGGATGACTCCTCAAGATATGGCTTATTTAGAGCTTCTTAGATATGGTTTAAGATTGGTTGCTGGACAATATGGTGTTCCTTTATTATTGGTTGGTTTTCCAGAGGGAACAAATCGCGCAACCGCTTCGGAAGCAAGGCGTTCATTTTATTTAACAAATATTTATCCTTTAAGAAAACTTATTTCTCAAAAAATTACTAAAGAGATTATTAAACAAGGATTAGGAGTTGAAGGTTGGCGTTTAGACTTTAAAACAGCAGGAATCGAAGAGTCAGAGGCTTCTAGGAGAGATTTTATGATGGCTTGGAGTAAGGGATTATATACATTTAATGAAGCAAGAATAGCAATGGGATTACTACCGATTGATAAATCATGGGCTAATAAATACTTTTTGCTTGGTAGTAAAAATGATTCTCTATTGCCAGTCGAGGATGCTATTGGTAGAGAACCAGATGAATCTTCTTCTGATACAAAAAAGCCAAAAAGTGGAAGAGGTAAGGGAGAAGAAAATCCAGAAGAAGATGAATCTTCACATGATGAAGGTTGATATTTGACCTTTGAAGTAAAATAGTGTATAATTAATATAAAGTTAAAGTTTTAGCAAGGAGGTGAAGAAAAAAATGCAACAATCAAATGTACCAAATCAAAGAACAGTTCGTGGCCATTTAACAATAAAGTCTTTCATTTCTCCAGAAAATCCCTCACTAAAAGATTTAGAAACATATGACAAAGAAACTAATAATTTTTTAAAAACAATTGATAATAAAAGAAGATTTCTTAATGGACGAAATTCTTATGCTGTTGGTAAAAAAGTATATACTCTTATTTGGTTTCTTGAAAAAATACAAGATGAACCAGTAACTAAGCCATTTGGAGATAAAGTAAAACCAGTTAAACCAATTATAGATGACAAAGATTCTAACACCAAAAAAAAGGGAAATTAATGAAACCGAAGAAGTAGTTTTGCCTCATGTTAAATGTGATAATTGTGGAAATTTTACCACAACAGGATTACATCAAATAAGGTTGAAATTAATAAAAGCAGCCTATATGAAAAAGGTTAGAGGTCAATGGAGAAGGATACCACCAGTAATGAAAAGAATAGATGCTTATATGTGTACTAATTGCGTTAAAGAAGGAAAAAAATGGCGGGGAACAAAACCAACATAGATCGATTAAAAGAGCTTGATAAATTATTGAAAAGATTAAGAAAAACTGATACTAATGATAATTCTGATATAGACTTAATATTATCATATTTAGAGAAGTTCTTAGTAAAACCAGGAGAAGTATCTAAAGGCTCTAAAAAATTGATTGAATTTGAAATAAAAGACGATTTCGATTCTTTATTTAAAATTTATAAAATATCTTGGCGAAGGACTGCATTAGAGGAAACCTCCTATGGAAATAGATAGACTAAAAGAATTAGAAAAATTAGCAAAGAAATTAGGTATTGGTATAAAAAAAGAAGTTATATGTTTTTCTTGTGAAAAAAAAATTAAGCTCTCAAAAGCCATTGTTTTAACTAATAAAAAGAAAGTAACTTATCTTTGTGGAAAATGTTATGCGGAACTTGAAGCAGGAAAACTAAAAGAATCGGAAATGGATGATGTTTTAAAACAAATAGAAAAGATTAGGAAAGAAACACCACCAAAACCTTATACTGATGATAGGTGGAAATATATTCCAGACAAATCTACATATGATAGGGGAATTAAAACAGGAGATTATACTTGCGAGGCTTCTTTTAAGGCTTCATTATTAAAAAATAGTGATACATTAGTTTATAAACTTGAGGATATAAAATGGTTATAAAAAAAACAGAATCTAAAAAGAAAATACATTTGCCTGATGGCTCTACTAAAATAGCTGGTGAAAAACAACAAAAGCCATTATTACAAATTACTTTACCTCGCCCATCAGAGGGAAATCCAAATGTTCCAGTACCTATTGGAAAACATAATCTTTGTGCTCAAAAGAATTTTGCACAGGTAGCAAATGTTTTAATGGCAGTAATAAATAATCAAAAATTAATGGGGCTTACCATTACTCAATTCAGTAAAAAATTAAAAGAATTAGAAAAAAATGATAAAAAGATAATGAAAAACATAGGAGAATTTTTAAAGGAGAATAAAAATGTCAAATCAGATAGTGATTAATCAAGAACAAAAGTTAAGGATAGATGCTTTTAAAGGCAGATTAAAGAAGCGAGAGATTTGGATTAATGGCCCAATAAACAACTCTCTTGTAGAAATCCTCTATACAAATATAATAAATCTTCAAGAACAATCCGACAAACTTCCTATAGGAGTAGTAATTAATTCTGATGGTGGAACTTTCCATGAAGCAGTTGTAGCTACAGATTTAATGGGAACAAGTCCTTGTCTTATTAGAACAATCGCCTTAGCAAATGCTATTTCAGGAGGATTTATTATTTTTATGGGAGGAAATGTAAGAATTTGTCATGACTATACTAATTTAATGATACACTCTGCTGGATTTGGGATTGTAGACAAAGTTCCCGATATAGAAGGAAGATTAAAGCATGTTAAATATTTTCAAGAAAAGTTGGCGAGGTTTCTTTCTCAACAAACAGGAGGTAAAACAACTAAGGGATATTGGATGGAGATATTCGATAGTGGAAAAGATAAATGGTTTTCTGTTGAAGAAGCATTAGAGTTAGGAATTGTTCATAAAGTAAATAAAAGAAAATCTATGATAGACCCAATGTTTAATGTAATCAAACCTTATACTTGGGTATTAAAATAATGAATACTAAAAAAGAGTTGAGAGAAATGTGTGGTTGGTGTGGTGAGATAAAAGGTCATGTTTGTCCTGGGTGTGGCGTAGAACAAGAGAAATGCAATGAAGATAAAGAGGGACATTGTGAGAATTGTGTAGAAATATTTGAAAGGGATTTAAAATGAAAACTAAAGAAGAGTTGAGAGAGAAGCAATGCACTAAATGTGGAAGTGAAAAGCTATTGAGCGAGTTTCCTCTGGATAAAAGAGCGAAAGATGGGCGTGGTTCGTGGTGCAAAGAATGTAGCTACAAGATTACTGCCGAGTGGAGAAGAAAAAATAGAAAGCATATCAATGGCTGTAGGAGGAAGTGGGCAATAGCTAATAAAGAACGACTAAACGAAAGCAGGAGGAGGAGATATGGAGAGCACTTAGAAGAAATGAGGGAATACAATAACAAGTATTGGAAGCTAAACGGACACAAATATAGCAAAATAAGAAATAGACAAAAAACTGAAAGAAGAAGAATTAGCCCTAAATTACGCTTAAGTGCTTCTATATCCAGGGCAATTTGGGGAGCATTGAATGGAGAAAAGAACGGAAGGAAGTGGGAAGAGCTAGTCGGTTATAAATTTGATGATTTAAAGATACATCTTGAACAGCAATTTTCTGATGAGATGAGTTGGGATAACTATGGAAAATACTGGAGTTTAGACCACATAAGACCCCAAAGTTGGTTTTCTTATGAGTCAGCAAATGATGAAGAATTTAGGCAGTGTTGGGCATTAAATAATTTGAAACCGATGGAGAGGATAGAAAATATAAAGAAGGGAGCGAGATATGAAGGATAAAGTTTATACTCAGAAGGAAGTTGATATTCTCCTTCAAGACAAAGAGAAGGAAATGGTGGAGAGGATAGTTCCGAGATTACTTAAAGATAAACCAAATTGTACGGAAGACAGACCTTGTGGGTGTCATTTTGGAGAAGTTTTTCACGCAGATAGTAAATGTATGTGTGACATTAAAGAAGAATTATTAAATTCCCTGAAAGGAGAAAATGAAAACTAAAGAGGTATTAGATAGTATTCCAGAGAGGATGTTAACATGAAGAAATTTAGAGCTTGGGATAAAAAGAATAAAAGATGGATTGTTGTTACTAATATAGTCCAACACGCAGATAGAAATGATAATACATTCTCTTTTGGAGAATTGAATGTTAATTATGTTCTCATGCAATTTACTGGCTTCAAAGACAAGAATAAAAAAGAGATTTATGAAGGGGATATTTTAGAATGGAAACACGGTGATTTGCTTGAGGTTCGTTGGGGTAATGGTGAATTTGTTATATGGAGTAAGTTATTTAAGAGTTTTGGTCAACCAGATGGAGGTATAACTGGAATTATAAACGCAAGAGGATATTTTAAAAATTCAAAAATTATCGGCAACAAGTTTGAAAATCCTATACCAGAGAGGTTATTAAGATGAGAACAGTTATTAGTGTTGGAATAACATTTTTTATTAGTAGTTTAAAGATTGAAAGTTCTATGTTTTGGGATTACTGTTTGGCAATAGGAATGGGCATAGCAGTTTTTCAAGATTTAAAAGAATTATTTAATAACTAACCTATCGGTTAGAGAGGAGAAAATGGAAGAATTAAAACGAGAAAAATGTTGTGTTTGCGGAAAGCTTGTTGGTTGTTTGGAGTGGAGCTCTCACTATCAACATGAATGTAAGAAGCCAAAAAGCTATTTTAAAACTGTAAATGGTTCAGTTTGGTTTCGGTTAAGAGAGGCGGCGGCAACATTCTTTGAGGATAGTGTTTATACTTTTGAATCAAAATATGGCAAACAAGAATAAAATTAATCCTAAAGAATTTGTAGCGAGACTTGGAGAAGAAAAGTCGTATATTAGGCTTACAGTTTTAACAATTTTATTAATGGAAAGATGCGAGATAACAATGGATGATTTAGAAAAAGCGATTAAAAAGGTTAGAAGAGTGGAGGGTTTAAATAACTAATCGCTTATCATGGTTAGAGAGGAGTTATGGAAAATATAAAAATAGAAAAAGTTAATGGCAATTTTGGTAATTATTATCTTTTAATTAATAATGTCAAGGAGACACTGGCTCTAACCGCCTCAGAACTCTTAACACTTTCTAAAATGATAAAGGATATGAGGACTGAATTAGAAATGGAGAGAATGAAATGATTAATCAGGAAGGCTTATGAAGAAAAAATGGAATGAAATAAGACTTGATGAACAAGGTGACGAAGACGATATTGTTATTGATTGTGATTCTATTCATTTAGAAAGAATGGATCATAATTGTTGGTGGCTTGGTGTTTATAAAGACAATAAAAGGGTGGCTTTTAATATTATAGCCACACAAGAAGGAATAATGACAGAATTAGTTGAAAATGGATTAAAGACAAAAATTGTGAAGTTAAAGAAATGACTCTACCAACTACTAATCATCTACTTAAAAATAGAAAATTAGTAGTAGTAAAAATAGAAAGGAAAAATGAATAAAAAAATGATAAACAATTTTTCAGATTTAGATAAAGGAAGTTTTGGTTTCGGTTTTATTGTTGGAATGTTAGTTATTTCTATACTTTTAGGAGTAAGTTTGTTAGTTGGTTAAAAATGGAAAAAGAGATTGAGAAAATATTAAAAAAGGGATTACCGCTTAAAGAAGCGATAAGTGGTAGTTATAAATCTCAAATTAATGAACTTCATTCTCTTTTTAAAGAAAAATTAACTGAAATAGAAACAGATGTTTTTAGATTAAGAGCTAATATACCACCAACTTTTGCTGGAAATTCAAGAAAGCAGGCTAAAGAATTATTAAATAAAATAAAAAGGATTAAAAAAGAAAAGGAGGTAAAGTGACAGGAATTAAGGGAAAGTCTGGAACAGGTTTAAAATCGAAAGAACATAAAGAAAAAATTAGAGCTACTTTAATAAGAAAAGGAATTAGACCACCAAGTAGAAAAGGTGCTAAATTAACAATGAAGCATAAAATAGCATTAATAAAGGGTTGGAAAAAGTGGAGAAAGAAAAATGAGTAAGTTAATAGATGCAACAGCAACTCAAGGATTTGAAAAAGCTATTGGAAATATAATTCCTATTTTTATATGGCAGTGTCCTCATTGTTTAAGAAGGTTTGGACAAAAAGGAAGAAAAGCAAATCAAATAAAAGTAGTAACAGCGCTAGGAGAAGATATGTGGTGTTATGAATGTTATGAAAAAGGACTAGAAAAAGGAATTTGTTATAAGTTTAAGAAATTAACAAAGAAGGAAAAGAAAAAATTAAAAAGAGAAAGATGGAAAATAAAGAAATAATATTACATCTTAAAGTTATAATATTTACGTTAGGTCTTATTTGGGGAGCATTATTAATTAGAGGGAGGTAAAATCTATGTCAGAAATTATAGGTAAACCAACAAAATGTTCAAAAGATACTAAAGGTTGTTTCTGTCAATGGGGAAGTAAAACTAAATATTATTATAAGTGTGGAGATAAATCTGCTAGAACAAGAGCAAGGGCTAAGGCTGATAAGCAGGGAAGGGCTGCACACGCAGGGGGTTATAAAGGAGCTACAGAAGAATGTCAAGAGAGAGGTCGAGTTTATCCTTATAAAACAGGATTTAGAGGAAAAGCATGAATTGTTTAAGGTTTGAACATAAAAAAGAATTAAGATTTGGTTCACGAATTAGCGTGAGAAATAATGTTATTCGTTATGCTATTAAAGAAAATCGGTGCATGGAGCTTGTTTATAGGGGTCAAGTGATGACTCTTAGTGTTAATGATTTAAAAATAAGAGGATTTCATAATAGAAACAGTAAACATGTTGCAAGATATACTGGTTATGGAATTAAGGCAGGAGAAAGATATTATTTGATTGATTTTACTTTTGTTCTTGATGGGGAACGCAAGGGAAAAGATAATCCTGATCAAATGAAATTAATATGAAAATAAATAAATCAGACATTGTATCAGTAGAAGAGTGTATAACACCTGCAAGATGGACAAAGATTATGGAGGATATTGATAAATTAATTAAAGCCTTAGAATATGCAATTCAGATTATTGAATCCTATGAATTAAATTGTAAAGATTTAGAGAATTATATTAAAGAAGGTTATGATATAAATGGATTTTGTCAAGGAACGATTTATAAAAAGGCAATAAAAGATATTAAAAAAATTGGAGGAATAAAATGAAAAAACAAAAATCAGAATTATTCTATACTAAATATATTGAAATAAAACTTAAAATGTCTAAACTAGATATTAAAAAAACTAAAAATGGATATATTATAGATTATGAAGCAGAACTTCCTAAGTGGTATACAGGATGAAATGGGGTAAAAACATGAAAAATAAAAAATTCTTTAATCTAGCTGATATTACACCAAAAGAAGCATTAAAAGTATTAAAAGAATGTAAAGATGGCTTTCCACCTCATAATGAACTTCTATTAAACAAAAAATTGTTAAGAAAAATCGCAGTTAAAGTTGTTAAAACTATGTATTTGCAAATTGAGGGATGGGAACCAAAAGCTACTCGAATTAAAGATGATATAAAATTTGTTGAAGAAGATATAATTGAAATTTTGAAAAAATAATTATGAAAAAATTAAGAATTCTCATATACGGAGATTATTATAAAAGAACGAGTGGTTTTGCTAGAGAAATAAAAGATATATTGCCTTATTTAAGAAAGAAAAATGATGTTAGGCAAGTAGCTTTGGCTTATAATGGTTATCCTATAAATCAAGATATGGTTGTCTATCATACTAAAACTCCCGAAGTTAAAAACCATTATGCTCAAGAAGTTTTACATTATGCCATAGATGATTTTAAGCCTGATATTGTTCTGACAGTTCAAGACTTTTGGATACTTCCTAAAATATCCTTTACTTTAGCTCATCCTGCCAAGTTTAAATGGGTTCATTGGGGAACATTAGATTCAGAACCTTTGGATTTCTATTCAAGAGAATCTCTTAAATGGATGCATTATTGTTTTTGGCAATCTCACTTTGGCGCAATAGAGTCTAAATTTGTTTGTCCAGGTTTAATGGGAGAAGTTATTTATCCTTCGGTTGACCAAAAAATATTCCATAAACTTGATAAGCAGAAATTAAAGGATAGGTTTAAATTAAATGATTTCAATGTTCTTATATGTAATGCGAGAGGACAACAAAGAAAGAATGTTCCTATTTTACTAGACGCTCTTAAACTGGTTTTAAAAGAGATACCTAATACTTGTTTAATATTACCTTCTGGAGTCAAACAGACGATAACTAGCGAGGGCAATCTTGATGGTTATGATTTAGATAGGTTTGTAAGTGAATTAAAATTAGATGATTATGTTCTTTTTCCAAAGAATATGCAAAAAGGGCCAATAGATGACGAGGCTTTAAATATTCAATATAATCTTGCAGATATAAATATATTACCAAGTTGGGGAGAAGGATTTGGTTTGCCTTTTATTGAAGCTGGTATTTCAGAAGTTCCTTCAATAGGAGTTGACCATTCAGCAGTTCGTGAAATAGTTAGAAATAGAGGATTATTAGTTGAACCAAAAACTTATGCTTATAATTTAGATGGTTCTAAATATTGGCTTTGTCATCCAAAGGATTTAAAAGACCAAATTATTAAATTAATAAATGATAAAAAATTAAGAACAAAATATGGAAAAGAAGCATATAAGTTTGCTAAGAAGTTAACACCAGAAAGTAGAGCAGAGCAGATGTTAAAAGTATTTAGAAAATTAATTAAGGAAAACGCTAAACCTTTTGCAAGGAGATAATATGCCATTAAAAAATTACACATCATCAATGCCAATGAATAGAATCTTTGGCAATATTCAGAAGATGTTGGTAGGTGCTGGTGCTAGAAAAATAATGTTTGAATATAATGATAGTGGATTAGCTATTGGAATTACTTTTATTATCAATACTCTAAAAGGACAAATTCCTATTAAATTACCAGTTCGTTTGGAAAAAATTAAAAAGGTATTTGAAAGAGATGGGGTTTATTGTAAAGATGAAATACAACCCTATCGTACTGGTTGGAAAAATATCCATGATTGGATTGATTCTCAATTAGCATTACTTGATACAGAAATGGTTAAACTAGAAGAGATTTTTCTACCATATATGGCTACACCTGATGGAAAAACTTATTTTGAAGTTCTTGAAACTAGGGGTTTTATGTTAACAAGTGGTAATTCTGAAGAAGGAGAAGTAATAAAATGAACTATAAGAAAAACTGTATTACTTATTGGTTGCCAAAATTGTTAAAAGTTAAAACATTAGTACCCGATACATTGGTAATTGACATGAATAAAGTTGATAAAAACTTTGTTCCTGCAATAAGAAAGATATTTTGGATGGGAGAATCAAATAAAAAAGATAGAATTGCTTTAACAAAATTTCGACAAGTATTGGAAACAATGGGTAAAAAAATAGGTTATCCGTTTTTTTTAAGAACTGGCCAAACAAGTTATAAGCATGAATGGTTTCTTACTTGTTTTGTACAAAAGCAAGCAATCTTAATGAAACATGCACAGAATATAGCTGAATATAGTATTATGGCTGATTTTAAAAAGGGTCTTCCAATAAATGTTTGGGTAGCTAGAAAAATAATAGAAACAAATCCAGCCTTTGAAGCTTTTAATGGACAAATGCCAATTACTAAGGAAATGAGATATTTCTTTAAAAATCATAAAATAGTTTGTAGTCATCCATATTGGCCCGAACACGCTTTAGAAGGTCAAGTACATAAAGACAAAAATTGGAAATTAAAACTAGAAGCGATGAATAAATTATCTAAAGAAGATAAGAAAACTCTAAAAAATTTAACAGAAAAAATTGCTCTTGAATTTGAAGGATATTGGTCTATAGATTGGTTAAAAGGTAAAAATGGTCGATGGTATGCAATAGATATGGCAGTTGGAGAAGATTCATACCATTGGAAAAATTGTCCCAATGCTTAAAATATTAAGGAGGTGAAAGATGAAAAGAAAATTAATAGGTTGTCCTTTATGCAATGATGATATTTACAAATTTTATATTACGATTGAAAAGAAAACTGTCGTAATTACTGCAACAGAACACAAAGATTATTTCAATGAGGAAGAAAAGAAGATGATTAAGAAAATGTTTCCTAATAGGAAGATTGTGTGGAAAATGAAGGAAAATGAGGATCATGCTCATTGTTATATTAAGGAGGTGAGAAAAAAATGACCGATGTTTTAAAAGAAAGAATTGAGAAATTAGAAGAAGAAGTGAAAAAAATAGTGCTTTATATTAAAGTTGCTAAAAGAACATTAAAAAAATATGCTGGAGTTAATGCAGATAGAGAAATAGAAAAAGAGTTAAGAAAAGAAAGGGGTGAAACAATATGACCAAACCTAAAAAGAAACCATGTCCTTCTACTGGTCCTGCTCGTGATGGTAGGGGCGGGGGAGCAGGAGTTCCAGGGGGTTCAAGAAGGGGTAGAAGAAGAACTCCTCGAAGTGGGAAAAAATGAAGGATTTAGTATCAATTGTGTGTCCAACATACAATAAGCTGGATTTCTTAAAACAGATGATGAAGTCTGTAGCAAGAAATACCAGTTATCCTTTTGAATTGATAATTGTTGACAATGCATCAAATGATGGAACAGAGGATTATGTTCTTAATTCCAAGTTGAAAATGGAAGGACAATTTATTGGCAACAAAGAAAATAAAGGTTTTGCTATTGCTAATAATCAAGGAGTAGAAATAGCTAAGGGTAATTTTTTATGTTTTCTTAATAACGATACTATCGTAACTAAAAACTGGTTAACAGAGATGATGAAGGTTTTTAGTGAGGAAAAGGCGGTTGGAATAGTGGGGGCAAGATTAATTCATCCAGGCAGAGGAACAATTCAACACGCAGGCATTATTGAATATGCTTCATCTAAAATGCCTGACCATGTTTATTTTAATAAACCGATGAATTACCCGCCTGCGATGAAAAGAAAACAATATTTTGCTGTTACAGGAGCTTGTATGGTAACTCCTAAAGCACTTTATGAAGAGTTGGGAGGATTTGATGAAAGATATTGGTGTGGTTGGGAAGATATGGATTATGCACAGAAAGTAAGACAAAAAGGATATAGAATTTATTATGAACCTAAGGCATTAGCCTATCATTATGAATCAAGAACAGAAGGCAGGTATAGCAAGGAAGGTTCAAATTTTTCGCTCTATATGAAATCTTGGATTTTAAACAAAAAACAAGGTTGATTTTTAATCCATTCTGTCATATAATATGTTTATATGAAAGATGGGAGACCTGACTTATCAAAGGAAGCAAGAGAAAGAATTCGTGAGAAACAATTAGGACATTTTGTTAGTAAGAAAACAAGAGGAAAGATAAGTGAAAGTATGTTGGAGCAATATAGGAGTGGCAAGAGAAAGAGGTTTTCAATCTGGAAAGGGAAAAAATTGCCAAGAAAAACTAGAGAAAAAATGAGTAGGGTTAGAAAAGGAAGAAAGCATTGGTGGGGTAAAAAAATTGGTGAATCTTTAAAGAAAACTTGGGCAAATAATCCAGGGTTGAGAAAAAAACATAGTAAGCTCGTGAAAAAAGCAATGAAGAAAAAATATCCAAATGGTAGGCGTGGAGAAATTGCTGCAAATTGGCGAGGCGGGTTAACAGAGAAAAATTATTCTATCAGATATAAAAAGGGATATAAAGTTTGGCGAAGAAAAGTATTGGAAAAACATCCAATATGTAATATATGCAAGAAAAGGAAATCAACACAGGCAGACCATATAAAACCTGTATCTAAATTTCCTGAATTAGCTTTAGTTTTGAGCAATGGGCAAGGATTGTGTGAAATCTGTCATAGAATAAAAACTAAAGAAGATTTTAAAAATTATATTTATAAATAATTAGTTTATATATGTCAAAATATGTATTAGGAAAAAAATAACATGAGAATTCATAAACCAATAATAAAAGTTAAAGATGGTCAAGCATATTTACATATCGAATATATTATTAATAAAATTATATGGGAAGATATTATGCCATTAGGAAATAGTCTTAAAATAATTAAAGAAATAGTTCAACATTATAAATGTAAAGTTAAATTTCTATGACAAAAGTAGTTAAAAAAGGTATCAAAAAAGCAATTATTGTTTATGAAGTAAGGAAGGTAAAATGAAACCTAAAAAGGAGTTAACAAAAACTCAAGTAAAAAAATTAAGAAAATCAATTTTAGAAGCTGCTAAAATGTTAGAAGAATCGAGAAAGAAAGGGAAAATGTAAGATGGATATAACTTTAAAGACACCGACTCAAATATTTATAAATGGCAAGTTCTTTTGTATTGCTAGTCAGGTTGAGATTAGAAAAAGTTCTCCTGACTTTGTAAAAGGATTAATACCAGACAATGTAAAAGTTGATCCAGAGAGATTTACTGGTACAGTTGTTAATATTAAAAAAGAATTACCAACAAAAAAGGAAAAAAAGAAAGTAAAAAATATAATAAAGGCAGAACCTTATGATAAATTCTTTAGGAGAATGGTTGATGCTGTCGATGATCCAAATGCCCATTTACCTATAGAGTAAAATATATTATAATAATTTTAGTAAAAGGAGGAGTATGAAAAAAGAAAAAGTAAAAGAAAAAAAATCAATAAAGGTAGAAAAACCAGTAGAAGAAAAAGTATTAGAGTTAAAAAGAGGGCCGACACTAAAGGAAAAAATAACTGGTATTTTGAATTTATGGGAAAAAGAAGGAAAGGAGATAGAGGATTTAGAAAAAAAACTTTTCCTTTTTATTCAGAAGGAGTTATACCCCGATCAATTTTGCCCCGAATGTGAAGAACGATTATTTTTGAATCCAGCGACAGGTTATGATTGTCCTAACTGTGGTTATAAAAGAGCATTGGGTGAACCAGTTGTTAGGCCAGTTGTTAGACCAACTACAAGTAAGATTGACCCTAAATTAGATAAAGCAATTAATAATGTAATGCATGCGCCTAGGCGTACTGGGGCAGCGACAAAATTAGGAGCAAAGATAAAAAAATTAGTTGATCAAAGAGATTCTGGTGGGCCAACCGCACCAACTCATCAAGATGAAGGAATGGTAAGACGAGATGGAAATGTTAGTGGTAAAATTAACTGGATATGAAAAACTTTTTTCCCAAAATTCGATGCGGCGTACTTAATGATCATTACGACCTATTGGGTGGTGGAACAGTCCATTCTTTTAGGTTTTTAGAATATCTTAAAAGATATTATAATGTTGATGTTTATGTTCCTGGTAATCCGAAAACTAATGAGTGGATGCAAACATTTCTTAGTTTAGATATAGAGGGATTAACCTTTCAAAGATATTCTAAGGGAATAGGAAAAAAATATAAGTATATGTTTTTCAATATATCCCATTGGAAAGCAGAAGAAACAAATGCCTTTAAAAAATATATGCTTGTCTTTTTCCCTCAATTCTTTTTTCCTATTCCAAGTGATTATGAATTTTTAGCCAATTCAGAATATACAAAAAAGAATATTATCAAAAGATGGAAAAAAGATGATAAAAAAATTCATGTCGTTTATCCTCCAATTAATACTTCTGAATTTAAACCAGCAAAGAAGAAAACAAATACAATTATTCATGTAAGTAGAATCTCTCCTCCTGTTCCAGAAGCAGATAAAGGGCATAGGCAAATGATTAAAACATTTAAAAAGATGTGTGATGAGGGGTTAAAAGATTGGTGGTTTCATATTGTAGGACAAGTTCAAAATCCAACTTATTCCAATGAATTAAAGCTTCTTGCTAGTGGTTATCCTATTCGTTTTTATGAAAGCGTTCCATTCAAACAATTAAAAAGACTTTATGGAGAGGCAAAGATTTATTGGCATTTAACAGGTATTACCATGCCAAATGAAGTAGGTGCTCAAGAACATTTTGGAATGACAATTGTTGAAGCGATGGCTTCAGGAGCAGTTCCTGTTTGTTTGAATACAGGTGGAGCAAAGGAAATTATCACTGATAAAGTAGATGGATTTTTAGTTAAAAACACGGAAGAATTAAAATTAAAAACATTGGCTTTAAGATTAAATAAGAAAGTGTTAGAAAAAATGTCAGATTTGGCAATATCAAAAAGTAAAGATTTTGGTGAGGAAAACGCTAAGAAAAGACTTTACTCAGTTATAAGTAAAACAGATAAAGTTAGTATTGTTATTCTTTGCCATAATAATAGTAAATATACAAGAGAATGTGTTGAAAGACTTTATGAGGTTACTCCTATTGGTTTTGAATTAATATTAATTGATAATGTCTCAACAGATAATACAAAAGCTGTTTTTAAAGAATTAAAAAACAAGTTTAAAGATATTAAAATTATTTTTAATAAAACCAATCTTGGTTTTGCTAAAGGAAATAATGTTGGTTTAAGAAAAGCAACAAGACCATATATTTGCTATCTCAATAATGATACCTTGCCACAATGGGGATGGCTTGAAAAGATGGTAGATGTTTTAGAAATAAAACCTAAAGCTGCTGTAGTAGGAGCAAGATTATATTTTCCTAAAAAGTCTAATGGGAAATGGATAGTGCAACATGCTGGTGTTGAAATTAGAAATGGAGAACCTAAACATATAGGGGGTCGTATAGAAGATAAACTTGTAAAAAGTTTAGGGATTCAAGAGGTGGATGCGATAACAGGTGCTTGTATGCTAGTTAGAAAGAAATTAGGAGAATTCAATGAAAAATTTACAAGAGGGTATTATGAAGATACTGATTTATGTTTTAGATTAAGAGAAAAAGGCTGGAAAGTGTTTATAAATCATGATGCAAAATTAATTCATTATGAAGGAAAAACACAAGTTCTTGTTCAAAGAGAAAATAGAACAAAATTTAGAAAAATAAGTCAAGACAATAAAAGATTATTTCATAAACTTTGGGATAAAAAGATGGAAAGACTACCTAAAACATTTCAAATGATAAATATAGCAAAAATAAGTGGTGTAAAAAATGTAGAAATAGGAGGAGGAGAAAATCCTCTTTATCCAAACTATATTCAAGTAGATTTAAGAAAGGTTAAAGGAATTAAGTATCAAAATGATGCAAGGCTTCTTCCTTTTACCTCTAATAGTTTATCTATTATATGTTCTTGTTATATGCTTCAATGTTTGCCTAGAGAAGAAGCTGAAAAGGCTTTGAGAGAATGGTTTAGATGTTTAAAACCAGGAGGAAGATTAGAAATTCATGTTCCTGATTTAGATAAAACAATGAGAATGTTTGTTAGCAATCAAGATGAAAAGTTATTGAAAGAAATATATGGTAGTCAAGAACATGAAATAGATTATCATCAATATGGTTGGACTTTTAGAACATTAGATATACTTTTATCAAAAGTCAATTTCGTAAGAGTAAGCCTAACTAAACAACCAAAACATAGAAAGTTTGCTTTATCATTAATAGCATTTAAACCAAAATGAAAAAAATAGGAGTAGGAATTATATCGTGGAATAGACCATGCTATCTTAAACAATTAATAGAAACACTTGAAGCTAATGATTGTTCTGAAGTAAACTTTCATCTTTTTCAAGATGGGGCGGTTTGTAAATTTACTGGTAATAAACTTACTGATTCAAATAAAATTATTGAAAGTATAAAAGTTTTTCATGATTCGCAACTTCCAAATAAACATTATCATATTAAAGATAAAAATGTAGCAAATGCCATTCTTCAATTTGAAGCAATGAGAACTCTTTATAAGAATTATTCTCATTTTATCTTTTTAGAAAATGATGTCATTGTTAGTCCTAATTTTATTGTGGTAATGAGAAAATTGCTTAATCAATTTGAAAAAGATAAAAGAGTTGCTTGTATATCACCAGGATTAAGATTGTTTTGTAAACAAAATAAAGTAAAAGAAAATCTTGATAAATTAGTTTTTAAAAGAGGACATTTTTGGGCTGAAGGATGTTGGGCTAAAAAATGGAAAATAATAGAAAAAGAATATATGGATTATTATAATATAGTAAAAGATAGATCATATAGAAAAAGAAATGCGGGGGCAATTAAAAGATTGTTTGGAAATAGTGGAATAAAAATGCTGACTACCTCTCAAGATAATGGTAAGGATTGGGCAATAATAAAGACAGGAATGAAAAGAGCAAGATTAGTGGTTAATAGGGCAACTGGAATAGGAGATTATGGAATACATAGCACCCCTGCTAAATTAAAACAAAGTAAAGATGGACATAATAAGATTTATGATTTTAAGGAAGAATTAGATATAAAGAAATTTAGATTATGAATAAAAACTTTTATCAAATTAAAGACCAAAGAGAAGATTGGGCTAAAAAGATTGAATATAGAAATGATTTGTTAATTGTTAAAGGAATTAAAGAAAAATTATTTAAAAGATTAAATGAATTAAATATTGATTTAAAAGATAAACGAATTGTTCAATTAGGTTGTTTTGGAGGATATTTTATAGATATTTTTTTAAATCTAGGAGTTCTTGTTCATGCAGTAGATTATTCTCAAACAATGATTAACATTACTCGTAAAAGATTATCTAATCAACCATTTCAATATCGATTATCTACAATAATACGTGATTTCTCAATTCTTAGTGATTTTGCTTTTGACATGGTTATAGCTGTAACAATGCTAGAACATTTACCAGAACACATGGCAGAAAGAATAATTGAAGATGCAAAAAGATTATTAAAAGAAAAAACTGGTATTTTTATTTTTAGATTACCTTTAGGAAAAAAGCATCAAACAGTTAAAAGCACAGTTCATCCTCATATGGATTATAATATTTGGACAAGAGAAGAATTAGCAAAATTAGCAGTAAAATATAGGTATCATTCTATTGATATTGATGATATTTCTATCTTTTATAAGGGAAGTAATCAATGAAACTAACAATTTCAATTTATGACAATAATGAAAAATTAGCCTACAATCCTAACACAATGAAAAATGTTGGAGTTGGTGGAACTCAAACATTAATTATTGAGGTAGCTAAAGAATTAGCTAAAAGAGGAAATGATGTTACAGTTTATATTAAATGCAATACTCCTGATATTTATGATGGTGTTAAATACTATCAACATTATGATTATAAGCCTTTAAACGAAGATGTTTTAATTGGGTTTGAAAGTTTGCCTAAAATTTATAATGCTAAAAAAGTATTTAATTTTTCGACAAGAATAGCAAGCCATGATGTAATTAAACATGGAGAGGTCAATAATTTGATAGTTGTAAGTGATTGGCACAGAGATAGATATGCTTCTGAATTAACTCCTGATCTAGTAAAGAAAATGGTTGTTATTGAACCAGGAGTAAGTAAAGATTTCTTTCAAGATGTTAAGAAGTGGGAATCTAGTATTACTTATGCAGGACATCCAAACAAGGGAGGAATGGAGGCTTTGATTGAAGTAGTAAAAAAAATAAAACCAAAAATGCCAAAATGTCAAATTCATGTTCATGGAGGAGGACATTTGTGGGGTTGGGATGACATACAATATCGTTCTCTTTATGATAAATTAATTCGTGCAAAGATTTTATATCATGGTGGGAAAAGTAGTGGTAAAAAGAGAATGAAATTGCAGTTAAATAGTTCTCAAATCTTTTTATATCCAGTAAGAAAAGATTTTCAAGAAACATTTTGTATGGTTATCTTAGAAGCTATGGCTAGTGGTTGTGTCATAATAGCAAGTGATAGTGGAAATATTAAAAATCTTGTAGGAGATGCTGGATTTGTTATTAGCGGTAATGTAATGGATTATAAATGGCAAATAGAAGCAGCAGAAAAAGTAATGAATCTTTTTAAAGATAAGTCATTAATGGAAAAGTTAAGTAAAAAATCAATTGAAAGAGCTAAAAAATATTCTTGGGAAAAAGCAGTTGACAAATTAGAAAAGTTATTTTAAAGTAAATTAACTGTTATAAAAGTTTAAAGAAAGGACTACTGTTATGAAAGTAGGATATTGCTATCTAGTAGCAGATTTACTCCATATAGGTCATTTAAAACATCTTCAGGCTTGCAAAGGACTTTGCGATAAACTCATTGCTGGTATTCTTACTGATGGGGCTGTTATGGAAAAAAAGCCTAAACCAATTATTTCTTTTGGTGAAAGGTTAGAAATGGTAAAAAATGTTAAATTTGTTGATGTAGTAGTTAAACAGGAAACCTATTCACCGCTTCCGAATGTTAAACAACTTCAACCAGATATTCTTTTTGAGAGTACAAGTCATAGTGATGAAGCTATTGCTCATGCTAGAAAAGTAATGAAAGAATTAAATGGTAGAGTAATTGTTATGCCTTATTATGCAGGGCGAAGTGTAACTGCTATTAAAAATAAAATATTAAAAAAATGGAAATATTGTCCAGAAATCAAAGATGGTAAATTTGGCAATGTAAGACAAGGGGGTGAAATCATATGACGAGTCATAAATCGTCTGCACTTAAAAGTATAATTTGGCGGATAATGGGTGTAATTGTACTTGCATCAGTAACCTATTTTTTTACAAGACATTGGATTACTACTACTTATATTACAGTTGTTCATCACGCTATATTTTTACTTGTATTTTATCTACATGAGAGGCTTTGGATTAAAATTGGAAAACCAAAACATCCTATTAAAGCAATTACTTATGAAATTATTTTAGGAATGGGAATTGGTGGATTAATTGTTTATTTTTTTACAGGACAATGGAAAAAAGTTTCTCAAATCACGCCAGTATATACGGCTATAAAGTTGGTAATGTATTATATATACGATAAAGTTTGGAAATTAAAATAATGAAAATAACAGCAGTCCTTTTACATTATTATCGTGAACGCACTGAGAATATTGCGAAGATTGTAGAAAATCTAAAGAATGGCTCTCGTTCTCCAGATAAAATAATAATCTTTAATAATAACCCTGAAATGGTTTATCCAAATATTAAAGGGTTAACAGTGATAAATAGTAGTAAGAATTATGGGGGTAGGGGGAGATTCCCAATTGCCTTTCTTGAACCAAGCGATTATTACTATTTTTTAGACGATGATGTCATTACTCATAAAAACACCATTGCAAACTTCTTAAAATATGCCAAAGATGGCTGTTGTTATGGATATTGGGGAAAGATAGTTAATCCAAAGGTTGATAGACTATATGAAACTGGTAGCCAGTATTTTAGTAAAAAAATCACAAAACCTCAAGAAGTTGATTTGTTGGTCGGTGAAGGAACTTTCTTTGTATCACATCTGGCTCTTAGAAGAATGCTCGGCACAGAAAAAATATTATTAAAAGAAGGATATGAGTTTGGCAGGGAAGAAGATTTAATTCTAAGTATGAGTAACCGATCATTTGCTATCCCTGCTAATGTTAGTAAAGATGAACATCATTCATCGATAAATAGAGGTGGTGTTGCATATTGCAACCAGCCTGGTCATTGGGGACTAAGGAATAGAATGACTAAAAGATTATATCCAATAAGAAGATTGGCAGATACTATTTCCGTTTCTGATAAATTTAATGTAAAATAGAAAAAAGAAGGTAAAAAATGGCTAGAATACAACCATTCAACAGTATAGAAAATGCAGATAAGTTCTTACAGTTATGGGATGATGTCTGTAATAAGTTAGAGATTTCACACTTATTAATTTATGGCACTGCTCTGGGATTTTATCGGGATGGTGGATATATTAAAGGTGATAGTGATATTGATGTTAGGTGTATATGTAAAAGGGATAAATGGGATAAAATGGTGGAGGAATTGACTAAAAAAGGTGTTTTTCAACAGCTTCCACACGGCTTCGGTTTTTACAAATACGGTATCCTTATGTGTATAGAAAGATGTGAAAAGGTTGGTGTAGTAACCTACGATGATGGTTGGGAGATTACATGTTTGCCTTATTATGATTTTGAGACTGTTGAACATAACGGTAGAAAATATAATATTCCATATCCTGCTGAAGCATATTTCGCACAAAGATATGGAGCAGATTGGAAGACACCTAAACTAGGAGGAAAGGCTCAACCAGGCGTTGGTATTCGTATAAAATAAAGGGGGGGGGGAAATATGGAAAACAAAAAAAGAGTTTTAGTAACAGGTGCAGGTGGCTTCATAGGCCACCACCTATGCAGGTTTTTAAAGAAAAAGGGATATTGGGTTCGAGGGGTTGATTTAGAAAAGCCCAAATTCAGCGGGATGGAGGATTTTCACGAGTTTTATATTAGAGATTTAAGAGACCCTCAAAATTGTCTTGATATGACGAAGGGTATTGAGTGGACATATAACTTAGCAGCGCTTAATGGAAGTATCGAATTTACAACTGATAATAAAGCAGAGCTTTCTCACAACAACGCAATGATTAACTTGAATATGGCAGAAGCTTGTTGGAAAAATGGTGTAAAGAGAGCCTTCTACTCTAGTAGTGCTTGTGTTTACCCAATGCACCATCAAGAAACTAATGAGATTCATGCCTTAAATGAAGATGATGTGGCTCCAGCAGACCCAGACACAGAGTATGGTTGGGAGAAGCTATTCTCTGAGCATATCTGGATGTCTTACGAGATAGATAGAGGGCTTGAAGTTAGGATAGCAAGGTTCATAAATATTTACGGACCAGAATGTTTGATAGATACTCTCAAAAGCAAAGCTCCAATGGCTCTCACTAGAAAAGCTATAGAAGCTGAAGATGGTGGAGAAATCCATATTTGGGGAGATGGTGGTCAAAGTAGAACTTTTTGTTATATCGATGACTGTGTGAGAGGGATTCAAATGTTAATGGAGTCTGATGTAAATATTCCAATCAATATCGGAAGTGACCAACTTTTCTCTATTAACGAGTTAGTAGATATCATCACTGAGATTGAAGGAGTAACCTTAAAGAAAATTCATCAGTTAGATAAAGTTCAAGGGGTTAGAACAAGACAGGCTGATCTAACAAGAGCTAAAAAGTTGCTTGGTTGGGACAATAAAATGGACATCAAAGAAGGATTAACCATTATAAATAAATTCACACATGAACAGTTGAAAAATAGCCATGAATAATAAAGTACAATTAATGATTTTTTCTTATAATCGTCCACTACAATTAGATCTTCTAATAAACAGTATTAGAAAGAACATTACCGATTTTGATAAAATCATTGTTACTTTTAATTACTCTAATAATAAATTCCTTAAGGGATATGATAATTTCATGGAAAAAGGATTAGTAGATCAGTGGTATTGTGATAAAGGTATCGCTCATACCCCTGCATTTAAGAATTACCTCGTAGAATTAATGGGTGATGAGTATAGTTATACTTGTTTATTCTCTGACGATGCTATTGTCTATGGAAAAGTTTCCATGAATGATGTTATTGCTCAGATGACAGATGATGTTATTTCTTTTTCTTTAAGGTCGGGTCTCAATGCCAAATATAGTTTCTATGGAGGAAAAACAATAATTGAAAATCCATGGGGAAAATATGAAGATTTAGAAGAGTTTATTAAATGGGATTGGACGGAGTATAACCCTAAGCGTTGTAATGGTTACCCGATAGGATTTGGAGATGGTTGTACTTTCAAGACTGAAACAATCAAGTATTTACTGGATAGAATCGAAGGACAATCGCCTAACGAAATAGAGAGATACTTGAATCAAGTTGAAAATAGAGAAGTAATAGCTCAAAAAAAGTTAGTTGCATACAAACATAGTAAGTTAGTAAGTAATCCAGTTAATAATGTAAATACCTTTTCTCCTTTATTTAGTGGTGAAAAGTTTAGTTACCCTGTTGAAAAATTGAATGATAAATATTTAGAAGGATACGTTGTCGATTTGGAAGCAATAGATTTTAGTAATATTAAAGCAACTCATCAAGAATTAGCATTACCATTAAAAAAGGAGTCTTAATATGGGCTGTCCACCAATAAGAGCATTTGATTTTTTACTTAAAGATAAAAAGGATTTAGTCGGCGTAGAAATAGGAGTATTAGCAGGAAGTCATGCTCTTAAAATGTTACAGCATCTTGATTTCAGAACTCTTTATTTAGTTGATCCTTATTTCAAATATAAGGCAGGTGGATTAAAGTGGGACAATGAACAATATGAAAAAGTTGCAAAAGAAAAGCTACAAAAATATAACGATAAAATAATATGGATTAAAACTACATCAGTTAAAGCAGTTCTTCATTTTCAAGATAAAAGTTTAGATTTTTCTTATATAGATGCAAATCATGATGAGAAATTTACATATGAAGACACTGAAATATGGACACCTAAAGTTAAACTGGATGGAGTTGTAGGTGGACATGACCATGTGAAAGCTCATCCTGGAGTAGAAAAAGCTGTAAAAAAATATTGTAGTAAAAATAAAATTGAATATAAAACTAAGTATTTTATAAATAAAAAAGTTAATGTTGATTGGGCATTTAGAAGAGATGGTAAAACGATAGAAAATTGGGATATTCCTAAAGGGGAATATACCTGATAGTGGTCTGTTCAAATCATTATAAGGATTAGTATAAAGGATTAGTTTGAAATTTATTACAGAATTACATAATAAACATCTTGGAAAAGAAATATTTATAGTGGGTTCAGGACCTTCCTTGGATGGATATTCTGATAATTTTCTAGATAAGAAAATCTCCTTTGCTCTTCATCTTGCTTATTTAAAATTTCCAAACACAACTTATCGTTATGCCAATGAACAGGATAGAATAGTATGGTTCAAAAAGCATAGACCAGAATACTTGGATAAAGTCAATATTTTTGCTTTTCCATTCTATCAAAAAAGTGAAAGACAAATGAATCAACTGATAGATTTAGAAAAGCCTTATTTTCTAATTTTAAGACCTTTCCCTCCTGAAAATATAAAAATCATTAGTCAAATGGTAAAAGATGCAAGAAATGGCAAGAGGATTGATTTTGGTGGACATGCAAGCTGTCTTCATGCTTGTATGTATGTTGCGATAATGATGGGAGCTAATCCAATAAATATTATTGGTTGTAATCATGAATCAAAAAATGAATTGGAACATTTTAAATTAGGGAATGATAATAACCAATATCGAAATAAATCTACCCCTTATGCAATAAAGGGAAAAATTATGATAAGGGGAACTGAACTTTTAATTAAAGCCTGTGCTAATAATAATATTACTGTAAATTGGTTCAAAAACTATGAACAAACTTTGCATAGCAGTCAGAAGTCTTAAACGACCTGAATATCTAAAACAATGCTTAGAGTCTTTAGAAAACAATTCAGACCTAAATGTTGATTTTTTCTTCTTTCAAGATGGAGCAGTTAATCCATTTTCAGGAATAAGATATGCTACAGATGAAGAAATAAAAGCATCTTTAAAGGTTTTTGAAGATTCTAAATTGCCTAATAAAACAATTTTTGTTAGTCAATATAATTTAGGTCCAGTTATTAGAAATAGACTTCAATTAGAGTATGTATTTCCCTTATATGAATATGGTGTGCTTATTGACAATGATCTTATTTTTAATAAATATTATATTAAAACCTTGAAGGTTTTATTTGAACAGTTCAAAGATAGTGATGCTGGTTCAATTCAAACATCTTTTAGACATCGTGGAAATAATATTCAATCTTTAGAAGATGCTATAAAACTCCAGAATAAAGTGGTTTATGGATTTTCTCATAGATGGGAAATTGGATTGTGGAGAGAGAGTTGGAATAAAATTAAACCTTTTATTACGCCATACTTTGAAATAACTGCAAAATGTGATTTTAAGAAACTTATTTATGGCAATAATTATTATCCAGATATTGAGAATCAATTAAGACAGATTTATGAATCAAGACACCGTCGAGTCCTAACAGAAGATTGTGCCTTAGAAAATGCAATAGAAAAAGCAGGATATAAAGGATTGCATACATTGACATTACGACATAAAACGATTGGAGAAAAAGGAATGTTTAGCTTTAGGTCAACTCGATTTAAGAATGGAAGATATAATAAAATTAAATTGCATGATGTTGGAAATGTTGACAAATATGAAATTAATAAATGAATTACATCAAAAATATCTGAATAAACCTATTTGGGTTGTAGGTTCAGATCCGTCTTTAGAAGATTATCCTGATAATTTTTTAGATAATAAATTATCAATTACACTTCATTTAGCCTATTTAAAGTTTCCTAATGCTACTTATCGTTATTTTAATGAAATAGATAGGTGGGTATTCTTAAAGGAAAAATATCCTGAAATTATTGACAAAGTGAATATATTTGGTTATCCCTTTTATAATCGTTCAAAACAATTGGCTGATGAAATAATAGGTGAGGCTGGTGAAAAGGCGTATTATCTTAATTTAAAACCTTATCCTCCTAAGGGTAATTATGGATCTATTTTTAATGATTCTGGTCCTAATGCAATGAGAGCAATGGTTAGTGAGGCTGTAAAGGGCGAAAGAACGGAATATGGTGGTCATGGTACTTGTTTGCATCCTTGTATGTATGTAGCAATTATGATGGGTTGTAATCCTATTAATATAATTGGTTGTAATTTCAAAAATATAGAAGGAAAAGAACATTTTGGAAATGTCCATCAAATTGACCATGATATGCGACCAGTAACTCCTTCATTTACTGGACATAGAGGAACGAGAATGATAAAAGGATTACAAGCTATTATTGCTGGTTGTAAAGATAATAATATTAAAGTTAATTGGATAAAAAATTATGGAGGCTAATATGAAAAAAGCATTTGTTCTTGGAGGAAGCGGTTTTATCGGAGGCAACTTAGTAGAGATTTTAGAGAAAAGAAATTATGAAGTTGTGATTTTTGATATTAAAGAACCCGATGGATGTACTTTTAAAGGAATGTTTCTTGAGGGTAATGTTTTAGATTATTATGCATTAAGAAAAGGAGTTGCAACTTTTGAACCTAATATAATTTTTGATTGTTCTGGAATTCTAGGAACTGCTGAAACATTTACTCATATGCAAAAGGCGATTGATGTAAATATTAAAGGAACTGTAAATATATTAGAAGTAGCAAAAGAGCTTAAAATACCAATGATTTATGTTGGTCTTACTAATAGATGGCTTAATCCTTATACGATAACTAAAAGAGCAGCAGATAAATTTTGTTTAATGTATGCTAAGGAATTTGATATGAAAGTAGCTGTTTTAAAGGCACTTAATGGTTATGGGCCAAGACAGCATTGGAAAAAGGTTAGAAAAATTGCTCCTACCTTTATTACTTTAGCTTTGGAAAATAAACCAATAATTATTAATGGTTCTGGAAATCAAGTTGTAGATATGGTTCATACTGACGATATTGCTGAAATGCTAATTAGAATGTATGAAATGGGAACTTGTTGGGGAAAGTCTATTGATGGAGGAACGGGAATACCTATAACAGTTAATGAAGTAGCTGAAAGAATTATTAAATTAGTTGGAAGTAAATCTAAAATTATTCATAAAGAAATGAGAAGGGGAGAACCAGAAGTTTCAGTAACATTGGCTAATCCTTCACCTGTTTGTCAATTATTAAAATTTCGTCGACAAGTTAATTTTGAAGAAGGAATGAAGAAAACGATTGAATGGTATAGAAAAAATTATAAGGAGTTTGATAATGGCTAGTGAAATGCGTGAAATAGTTTGGAAGGCGATGGAACATTATAAAAGAAAATTAAAACCTGAAAATAGGGGTTGGAATGTTTTAGAGGTTGGTATTGATGGAGACCCGAAACCAGGAGGTAATTATAAGTATTTTGGAGTAGGAAATAATTATAAAACTTTAGATATTTTAGAGAGAGTTAATCCTGATATTGTAGCTGATATTTGCGATAGTAAGTTATCAGCTAATAAATGGGATTTAATTATTTTAAGTCAAACATTAGAACATATTTTTGATTTCAGAGCAGCAATTAAAGAATGTTTTAGATTATTAAAACCAGGTGGATTTTTAATTATAGATTGTCCTTTTTATTATCCTTATCATGGAGTTAGTGGATATGATGATTATTGGAGAATTTCTCCCACAGCGATGAAAATATTGTTAGAGGAGGTTAAATTTAACTTTGGTAAGACAGTTCTATTTAGTGAAATATTAACATCAGCGATGGTGAGAAAGGCAAAATGAGGAAAAATTTTTAAACGGGGAGATACATATTGACCATATAAAACCAAGATGTCTTTTTAATTTCACAAGTTATAAAGATGAAGAATTTAAAGAATGTTGGGCTTTAAGCAATTTACAACCATTATGGGCAAAAGATAATTTATCCAAAGGGAAAAAATATGTCGAATAATAAACAAATATGCACGCTTGATTTTGATGATTTTAGCGAAAAAAATAATAGATTAGATTGGCTGTGGAAACTTCATAATGAATTTCCTAATTTCAAAGTAAATTTATTTACTATTTCTGATAGTTGTTCTGAAAAATTTATCCATTATATTGATTCTTTAAAATGGATTCAATTATGCATGCATGGATTCTTTCATAAAAATAATGAGGAAATTCCTGTTCCTATTTTAAAAACTTTTGGTAAAGGAAGATTTAATAGTATATATAGAGCTCCTTTTTGGCAACTATCAGATAAAATGTATGAAAGATTAAAAAAATTAGATTATAAAATAATGCTTCATCCTGACGATTCAAGAGAAGGAATTAAATTTAATTGGAATATAAAAGATTCACCGCCACCTTTAAAAATTCTCTATGGACACGGTCATGTTCAAGATTATCCTACTGGTCCTAAAGGAAATGGTCTAATACAGGCTTTTGAAAATATACTTAAACTTCCAAAAGATACGGAGTTTAAATTTCTATGAAATTAAAAGAAAAATTATCTAAATTAAAAAAAACATATCTAAAAAAAGCAAGGAAAAAGAAATGGTATTGTAGTTGTGGTAGTGAACTTAAAACACACCATACATTACAATTACATCAATGGAGTGGAGACCAATATCAAATAGAACCAGATATTAATCATTTTATAGACTTTGTTTGTCTAAAATGTGGTGAGAAAACAGAAACACTTGAAAAAACATGGCATGGGAAACGTATTGACCCATATAAAGGATTTAAAAAACTATGAAACCTCTTATTTCTTGTCCTTTGATAAGAAACATCCTATAATATAAATATGGGATTCAAAAAAGGAGGTATTCCTTGGAATAAGGGTAAAAAAGTTAAACTATCTTCTAATTCTTTAAGAAATTTAATAAAGTTTAGAAAGGGATATACTCCTTGGAATAAGAATAAAGAGCTACCTAAAAAGATAAGAGATAATATAAGTAAAGCTCTTAAAGGACATTTGGTTTCTGATAAAACCAGAAAGAAACTTAGTAAAGCACATAAGGGGAAAAAATGTCCTTGGAATCAAGGAGATAAAAACCCAGCCAAAAGACCTAAAATAAGAAAGAAGATAAGTAAAGCATTAAAAGGGAAAAAATTAAGCGATAAACATAAAGAAAAATTAAGACAGGTAAAATTAAAGAATCCAGTAAGATATTGGCTCGGTAAAAAAAGATTGGATATGATTGGGAATTTACGGGGTTTTAAAAAGGGGAATAGACCTTGGAATTGGTTAGGTGGAATTTCTTTTGAACCTTATGGATTAGAATTTAATAATAAATTAAAAGAAAAAATTAGAAAGAGAGATAATTATACCTGTCAAGAATGTGGTAAAAAACAAAAAGAATTAGGATATAAATTACATATTCATCATATTGATTATAATAAAAAGAATAATCAAGAAAAAAACTTAATATCTCTTTGCAGACAATGTCATCTTAAAACAAATTTTAATAGAAAAGATTGGACTAAATATTTTAGGAAGAAAATGAAAAAATGATAAAACCAATAATAAGTGTTGTCATTACAACTTTTAATCGTGAAGTTATGCTCCAAAGAGCGTTAGATAGTGTTTTAGGACAAACCTTTAAAGATTTTGAGGTTATTATTGTTGATGACCATTCAGACAAACCACCTGATATAAAATTTTCAGATGATAGAGTTGTTGCTATGCGGTTGCCTCATAATACTGGTTATTTAGTTAAACCAAGAAATATAGGCATAATGATAGCTAGAGGAAAATATATTGCTCACTTAGACGATGATAATGTTTATCTACCAAATCATTTAGAGGTCTTATACAAGGCGATTCAAAAACATAATGCTGATGTTGTTTATGGAGATAGAGTTTATAAAAGTAATAATCCTAATGAAACAAGATTTATGGGAAAACAAAGTTTCCCTTATATTTTAGAACAAATAGAACAAGGTAATTATATTGATATGTCTGATATTATGCATACAATTCAATCTATTAATGATATTGGGTTTTTTGATATTTTTTGGGAGAGAAAAGCCGATTGGCTTTTAATGGTTAGATTTGGAAAAGCAGGTAAAAAAATAGTTCATGTTCCAGAAATCATTACTGAGTATTGGTGGGGTGAAACTAATATAGGGCAGCAAAACCCAATGGGAGGAGAACATCCTCAGTCAACAAAACAATTTAGACAACATATTCAGAATTTAGCAAAAGATGTAAGTAAAGGAGATAAAAAATGAAAGGTTCAATTGGAGCTTCTACAATATTAGTTAAAGGTAATAAAAAAGAAACAATATTCAAGTCATTAACTAATAAAATAAAAAGGTTAAAAAAACAATATAAAAAAACTCCTTCTAAACAATTAATGACAAGGATATTTGAGTTAAAATGTAAAAAAATGGATTTAAAATATTACTAAAAATGAAACTTTATTGTTTTGACTATAATAATTACGGAGAGTTTTATTTAGTGATGGCTTCATCATTTGATGAGGCATTGGTTTCAGTAAGAAAATATTTATTGGGAGAAGTTAAGCATAAAACGCTAACTTCGATTGACGGTTCAAGGCATAAAACTTGTCGATATGAAGAATATTTAAAATGGAAAAAGGCAACGGTTGATGAATTACCAGAGGGATTTTCTTTAAGAATATTAAATAAGGGGGAAGTTTTTTGTGGTGAATGGGCTTAAAAAATGAAACTTGATGTAGAAAGAAAAATGACTAAGAAAGAACAGAAAAATTTTAGATGGCATTGTGGTTTTTGTGGAAAAGTAGTTCCAGTAGATGCAAGATTTATTTTAGCGTTATATTTAAAAGGTAAGAAAAAACCTGATGCTCGTGTAGTATGTGAATATTGGTGTCCTAATGATGGAATTATTACTCGAATGGAATATAAACCAGAAAGTGTAAAAGAAACAATAAAATGGATTAAAAAGGTTAATGTTTATACAGATACAAAAAGCAATAGTGTTTTTAAAATAAAATGAAAGTAGCATTTTTGACACTTTGTAAGGATCGTTTAGATTATACAAAAAGGACATTTAAGAGTTTAGAAGAAAAAACTCATATTCCTTTTGACCATTTTGTTATTGACCAAGGAAGTAAAGATAAAACAGTAAGTTGGCTTAATAGTTTCCAGAAGCAATTAGGGAAAGTCTTTGTTTATCCTTTGGCAATAAATATAGGAATTAATAGAGGGATAAATTTTCTTGTTGACAAGATTGGGGAAAATTACGATATTATTGTTAAATTTGACAATGATTGTGAAATTGAAACAGATGGCTGGCTTGAGAAGTGTTTGAAAGTCCTTCGCCCTAAACTCTTATTTTCTCCTTATGTAAAAGGTTTAATTTATAATAGAGGAGGAGTAAATAGATTTTGGCATGATAAAAAGAGTAAAATAGGCTACACTCCTTTTATAGGTGGAATATGTATGATAGGATTAAGAAGAGCATGGAAAGAAGATTCTGGTGGTTGGGAAGTACCAAGACCTAAACATGCAGGAGGAGATAAAGCTTTTTGCATGAATCTTGCTTTGTCAGGGTATAGATTTGGATATAAAGAGGATGTAGTTATTAAACATATGGATGATACTTTAGGACAGTTAAAAAAGTATAAAAAGTATTTTGCATTGAGAAAACAAGAAAAAACAGTTGTTTTTTAGGAGGTGTGTTATAATGAAAAAAGAATATACATGTAAAAAATGTGGGGCGAAATTTCATAGAGGATTATTTGCTGGTTTTATTAAGACCGTATTACCACAATGTCCTAGTTGTGGGTCTTCAAATGTAGTAGCAGATAATTTACTTACGAAAGAAGAGAAAAAGAATATATTTGACAAGTAATAAAGTCTTTAATATACTTGTCTTAGTAAAAGTAAAAGTTAAGAGTTCCAGTTAAGAGTCTATGGCTCGTGGAGCTCTTTTTTATGTATATAATTTATAATTGCGGACATTATATAGCTCTCACGATAACAGCGAAAAGTGGAAAGAAATATAAGTTTAAAAAAAGATTTGTAACAGATGTAGATGATAAAGATGCAGAATATTTCTTAAAAAAGACTTCAAAAGACATATCTTGGTGTCCAAAGAACGATAGAAATATTCCACCATTTATGAAACTTAAAGATTGGTGTGCGGGGAAAAAGGGAAGGTTTGATTCAAGACCTTTAAAAATATACGACTCTGAAAAATATAAAGATTTATTTTTATTAAAGGAGATGCATGGATGACACAAAAACTCAAAGATTTAAAATTACTCTTCCGATTGTCAAGACAAGTATTAAAATAGTTAAAGATGATAAGGGGAATGAAGTTGAAGAAAGGTATGTAGAAGGAATTGCTTCAGGAACAGAATTAGACTTACATGGTGATAGAATGGCTCCTTCAGCCATTGAATCCATGGCAAAATCTCTTAAACAACATGTTATTGCTTTAAATGCTGAACATGATACTTCTTGGTTGGGAGAATTAGGAGATATTGATAAATTAGAAATTTCTGATAATAATGATTTAGGAATTAAAGCTAAATTAAATGAGATGAGTTCTGCTACAGATTTATGGTATGCATTAACAAAAAATAATAAAAAACTAGGTCTTTCAATTGGTGGCTATGTTAAAGAATATGAAATGGTTAAAGAGGGAGAAGGAGATAAAGCAAAATGGGTTCGTCTTTATAAAGAAATTGACTTAGACCATATTGCTGTTACTTCAAGCCCTGCTTATCCTAAATCATGGGTTTCAAACATTGCCAAATCAATTAATAATAATAAAGAATTATTAAAGAAAATAGAGGAGAATGAAAAAGAAAAAAGTAGAAGAAGTCAAAAGAATAAAAAGATAAGAGAGTTAGCTAGAGCAATAGCAAGAAGTATTCAAAAATTAGAATCAGACTTGCTATTGGAACTTGTTTATAAAGGTTTACACTTTTGTAACGAGGAACAAATATTATTATTAGAAAGGAGTCTAGAAATGGATAAAAAAGATGTCTCACTGGAAGCTGAGGAAGCTAAAAAAGCTGATGCCGAAGTAGTTGATCCCAAAGACGAAAAGGATGAAACTTCAGCAACCCCAGATAATGAGGAATCTAAAGATGAAGAATCTGAAGAAAAGGAAGAGGAAACTTCTGAAAAAGAAGAAACCGAAACCAAATCTAAAGATGATGAATCTGAAGATAAGTCGGAAGAAGAAGGCAAGGATGAAGAAAAAGAGGAAGATGGTGAAGAAACCTCTGAAAACGAGGAAGAAACCGAATCTGAAGAAGATGAGGAAGAAACTTCCGAAGAAGAGTCAGAGGAAAAATCCACCAAAGCTGATGGAGAACTTACTAAGACCATCAAGGAGCTTTCTGAAGGTCTAAAAGAAGTTCTAGAGAGCAACGAGAAATTTGCAAAAAGAATTGCAGAACTCGAAGCTCAACCAGCAGATCGTAAAACTGTAGAGGTTAAAAAAGAACTTGGAGGAGAAGATGCAACACAGGAAGATGTTAAAGAATTAAAAAAGAAAAGAGATGAAGATATTGAAGAAGCAAGAAAAACCTACAAAAACGATCCGACTCTTTTTGCTAGAATTCAAAGAATCCGAGCTGGTTACTCAGAAAAGCTCATTAAAGCAATAGCATAAGTTTAAGAGTTAGATATTATTTATTTATTAGGAGTCTAAAAAAAGTATGGAAAACAAAACTCAATTAGATTTGAGAAAAACCTTACTTGAGGCTGCTGCAATTCTCGAAAAATCAGCAAAGGTCTCTCATGGTGTAGACGAAGCTGCGTCTATGCTATTGAAGGATGCCATTTATACTACTACTTCTGGTGCTTTTGCTCAAAGGGAACACCTTGATACGCAAATTGCTGACATCACTAAAAGGAATACTCCTTTTCTTGACAGAGTAGCTAAGGTTAAAGCAAATGGTAAAACTCATGAGTGGGATATGGTTACTGCTCTTGGAAGCACAGATACCTGTGTCTTAGAGTGTGGAACTCCACCTGAGAATGACGCAACAATCACTCGCTATTCAGCACAAATCAAGACTTATGCCACAAGCGTAAAAGTCTGTGATTTAGCTCAATGGGCGTCAAGTGATTACTTTGACTTGATGAATCTTCATCTTGAAAAAGGTATGCGCAAAATCCTTCAGGACGTAGAGAAGAAAATCTACTACGGAAACCATGATGGAGCTACTGCTTGTGACTTTACAGGTTTGTATAAGTTGATTGCTGACTATGCTGGGGCATCTAATACCGTCAATGCTGCTGGGAATCCTATTTCTCAGACTTACATTGATAACGCAATCCAAGCGGTTGTAGATAATGGTGGGATGGTCACTCATATGTTTATGGGAGCAAAAGATTTGAGAGATTTCGCAGCTCTTTGGGCTAATAAAGTAGTTTATAATGATCCAGGTGCAGGGATGACTTTTGGTTATAATGTAGCTCGTTATATGTCTTGGGCTGGAGCAATTGATATTGTTCTTGATCCATTCTTAATTGCGGCTAATTCACCAAATACACCAAACACTGATGTCTTTGTCGTTGACATGGACGAAATTGCTTTAGCTCAAACCGAGCCAATGTACAGACTTCCAACTTATCGAGCACTAGATTTGGCTGAAACCCAAACAGTGGTTTGGAATATTGTTTTGGAAGTTCGTGTACCTCAATGGCAGGCAGTCGTAAAGAATTTAGGTTAAAACTCAATTCAGAATTAAAATAGTAAAAGTTGTATTGTGAGGGGAGGGATTTATTCTTCCCCTTGCAATTAAAGGAGAAAAATGAAAAATCCAATTATAGTTAAAAGTAAAACAATTAATAATGAGTCAGTTCCAGTAATTTTAAGAGTTGTAGAAAAAAGATTTGGTAAAATCGTAGATATAAGAGAAATTAGTAGAAGTTATATTTTTAGGAATTTCCAAGCGGAAATGCCTTTGAAACAAGCGAAAACTCTTATAAAACAAAATCCTAATGAATTTGCAATATTAAAATCATCTGAGAAGAATCCAAGCAAAGTAATAAAGGCACTTGTTGAAGCATCTAAGGGAAAAGGTTTACTTTGTGAAATTTGTGGAGCAGGGCCATTTAAGAATCGAGCAGGATTAGCTGGTCATAAGTTACACAAACATTCTAAAAAGGAGAAATAAATGGTATTTGGAACTATGCATAATCTTAAAATTGTTATCGCTGCTGGTAATGGTGGAGAACAAGATATTGATAATATTGTCAGTACTGAAAAATTGCTTAAAATAACTCCAGACCAAGATGTTCATCTTTTGCTAACTCCTAACAGTAGTGTTGCTGTAGCAGATGCAGATGATTATTTATTAAAAGCAAATGTAGAGAGAGAATTTCTTGTTGGGAGAGGTCTTGATAGAATAGCGCTTTGGAACGCTGGTGGTAGTTTGGCAAATGTATATGTTGCGATAATGTCTTAAGTAAAAGGTTAAGTTATGAAAATAGTATTAGCAATGCCTTCATTGAGGGTTAGTGGAGCTACAGTTTTATTTGAACTAGCAGATAGATTGTCTGATAAAGGACATGATGTTCAGATTACTTGTTTAGATAAATTAGAGCCTTCTCCTTATCCTCTTAAAACTCCGCCACAAAAACTTCAGGATGGTTTAGAATCTTTTAAAGAAGCCGATGTTATTATTGCTTATTATCCTGTTTGTGCTTTTTATATAAATGATTTAGATGTTAATGCAAAGAAATTTTATTTTCTAACAGATGATGTTACAAAGTTTTATACAGAAGAAATTTTTAAAGCAAAATATCCAAAACTAGATAAGGATAGAATCAAAATTGAATATGAAAAACAGAAACAGTATATTACCGCTTCTTATCAACTGCCTTTTACTTATTTAGTTACTAATAATTCTTTATCTTATTTGCTTAAAAATCAATGGAAAAGAAAAGTCTTTACTATTCCGATTGGAGTAAATCATAACTTATTTTATCCAGACATGGCTGTTCTTAAAGGAGATAAAGTAAGAATTTTAGTAGAAGGAAACCTTTTACCATATAAGGGTGTTCAAGATGTAAATAGGGCTTTGAGTGATTTAAGAGGTTTTGAACTATGGACAATGAGCAACACAAAATTCACAATTAAGAGTGACAAACATTGGATAAATCCTACAATTATAGATTTAAAGAAAATACTGGCTTCTTGTGATATTTTAATAAAAGGCAATCATGAAGATGGAATAGCAGATTTACAAGCTCAAGCAATGGCTTGTGGATGTACCGTCTTAACTACAAAAACATCAGGATCAGAAATGTTTTGTAATAAAAAGAATTCTGTTATAGTTAAGATTGGTGATTATAAACAGTTATCAAAGGAGTTAAAAAAACTGATAGATGATAAGGAATTAAGAGAAAAACTTGTTAGAGAAGGTCTTATAACAGCGAAAAAACTAAATTGGGATAAGTCGGTATTAAAATTAGAATCTATATTAAAAAGTTAAGTTGATTATTCTATCCAAATACTATAAAATAAGTATTATATGAGCAAAAATTCCTATGTAATACTTAATAAAGATAAAGTAATCAATTATTATAAAATCCATACATTAGTAGAGTGTGGTGAGAAATTTAGTTGCTGTGAAGAAACTATTAAAAGAAGATTAATCGAATGGGGCATTCAACTTAGAACTAAAAAAGAAGCTATAAATATGTTTATGGCTTCAAGTAGGTCTAAGGATTGGAAAAAGAAAAAAAGTAAATCACAAAAACAGAAATATAAAAAACATGGGCAGAAAATATTTAGCGAAGAATTTAGAAAAAATATAGGTTCATTTAAAACAAGAAAAAATAGCTTTAAAGGTAAAGAAAATGGTAGATGGAGAGGTGGTAATTCACCACCATATTGGAGGCAAAGAGTAATAGCACATTATGGAGCTAAATGTGATATTTGCGGATGGGATAAAGTATCAGAAGTAT